TTCCTCTTTTTCTTTATTATCCAAAAATTTATAAAATTTACTTACTGCTACCTGATCATATTGAAAATTATTACTTTCACATGTTTCTATCTTGTCCTCTAATATATTTGAACTATTCTCATATATATATATATATATATCATCTAATGTTTCTTCTCTATTTTTTAAATACCATTTTATACCATTCCATATCATAATATATTTATCTTTGATATTGCTTATATAAATATTATTGTTTTCTGGTTTCTTTGGATCATAATGTGTTTTTTCTATTAAATGAGGAACACATATATTACATATATTCATAATATATTCAAACTCTTTGTCTGTAATATGTGATATATTAGTTTTATTATAAGCTAAAAAATTAATTGTATTATTACTGTTATTATTATTAATATTATTAAATGAATTATTATTAATATTATTATTTCTTGATAATTTTAATTGTTCTTGTAATAAAGAAATCTATTGTTGTAAATATAAATTTTGTTCTTCTAATTTTCTATTTTAATCCTTAATTAATAATTCATATAATTTATGTTTGTATCATCTTCAGATTTTAATTTACATATTTTAAGATGTTTATTTAGATTAAATTTTGTAGAATATATATTAAAACAAAAATCACATTTTATATTATATTCCATTCCATTCCATTATTGGAATATATTTTATAATTGTTTTCTATTTTCTTTGTAAATGCCTCTTATATTGACCTTTTTGTTTAAATTCTTTAAAACATTTATTACATTTATATACTACCCAATTTAGATATTCTATAATAATGGTTAATTCTATAGGTACTGGTCTACCTGTTAAAGTAATTCTTTTACCGAATTTTTCATCTAATTGTAATATAATATCAAGTTTATTAACTAAATACGTTATATAATCATGACGTTCTGTATAAGATGATCTAAATTATATTATATCTAAATATATATATATATATATTTAGATATAATAATAATCTAAAATATATAATCAGTTATAACTTCAAATGCCCAATGAAATTTTTGTTGAAGTGTTTTTGTAAAAATTTTATCTATATCTATATTATGTTTTTTTAAAAATACAATTGTTATTCTTGGATCTATATAATTTATTTTTGATGTTCCCAATGATACAGATTTCATTTCTATTTTACTACTCTTTTTAGATTTTAATAATTTTATTTTTTCATCAATTCTTTTTATTCTTTCTCTTAGTCCTTTTGCCTGATTACCCGTTTTTTCTTTTTTCTTTTCTTCTAATTCATTCTTTTTCTTTTTAAATTCTTTAATTTTTTCATTAAATTTATTTATATTTTCATTAAATCCTTTTGAAACTTTTTTTTGATGATTACATAATAAAGCAACTTTAGCATTTGCTTTATTAAATTCATCTAATATTAAATTTATTTTATCATTTTCAGTATATGATTCAAATTTTTTACTAATTAAATTTAATTCTTTTTGAAATAACGATGAAGCATTATATGTTCTAAATACTTTTGATGTTAAACCTGGTAAAAAACTTTGTATATATTTATTTATATCATCTGCTTTTATTTTATCAAATAAATCATCTTTATTTGCTTTATCTTTTAAAAATATTTTTAAATTTTTATAAACATTTTCATTAATTGTAAATTTGTTTGTATATCGTATAGAATCTTTGCCTAAAAAATCTAATTTAATTTTAAAATTAATATCATCTAATAAAGTTATATGTTCAACACGAAGTGATGATACTCCTACTGTATCTGCTTGATCATCGCCTTTTTCATTACCTACTCTTAATGCTAATTTATCAATAAAATATAAAGCAGTAGCTAATTGTTTTTTTACTAAATTATCTGATACTAAATTTTTATTATTTTCATTCCTTATTTCTCCAGATTTTATCTTTAATTTTTTAGCTAAATCGAATTTAGTAATATCACTTTTAGCTTTAAAATCAGATTGATCTCCAGGAAATACATATTTATTTTTACCAGTTATATTATCTTTCCATGATGCTAACCAATTTACCGTATTATCATGAATTACTTTACCCCATTTATAATCATCATCTAAATTAATTTCTGGTAAAGGAACTCCTTTACTAATATTTATTGTTATATCTTCTGGTAAAACTCTTCTTTTTAACATACCTAATTTTGGATGACAACCTCTACCTAAAAATAATCCAGGTGGTTCTATTCTAAAATTACCAACTTGTTGTTTTTTTCCATTTATCATACAAAATTTATATTTATCAGCTAATTTATCATTATTTTCTTTAACTTTTAATTTTTCTTCTTTAGTCATTAAATTTTTCTTTTCTTTTTCTTTTTCTAAATATTCTTTTATTAATCTAAAATCACATTTCTCAAAATCAATAATATTTAAATTTTTATTAATTAATTTTTTCCATTCTTTCCAATAATTTTTTTTAAATCGTGAATTATTTATATATTCAGTATCTAAATATTTAGCATAATATGTAGCATATTCTTCTGCTAAATCATTTAATTTAATTTTTTTTCCATTATAAATTAAATTAATACCATGTGATTTATAATTATTTGGAAACATTACACCATTGTGTTCTAAACTATCCCATTTTTTTTCATTATTTTTTTTTCCACCAAATTGTATATTTATCCAATAATTAAATTCATTATTTTTATTCATTTATAAAATATATATAGATTTTAATATTATTATTAAATTTTTATCTTGTTTATACAATAATATTTAAAATTAAAATATTTACATTAGGATTTTGATGTTATGAATATATAAATGTTTTCTAATTTTGATATTATTTACTTGGAAAATACTATATATAAAAGAATGTTATTAATACTGTAGCATCAAGTAGAACAAATCCATAGACATAAAATATATGAAGATAAAATAAATAAATAATACTACTATTATATATAAAAAATTGATTTATAAATTATTTACTTAATAGTTATACTAATTTAAGTAAATAATATGCCAAGAAATAAAAGAGGTGGTAATAAAGCTAAATCAAAAGCTAATCGTAGTGAAAAATTAGATAAAAGAGCTTTAAGAATTAAAGAAAAAGATAGATATGTTATTGATCCTAAAACTAAAAAAGAAGTACTAATTAAATCAGATGAATTATATGGTATGGTAGAAAGACGGACAGGTGGACGACCACCCGTTTTAATTGTTAAAACTGAAGATAAGAAAGTAAGAACTTGTCATATTCGAGGTAAAATGATTAAAAAGGTATGGTGTAATGCACAAGATATTGTATTAATTAAATATGATATTACTAAAAATAATGATTCTACAGGTAATGTTGAACATAAATATGAAAATAAAGAAATTAGACAATTAGAAAAATTAAAAGAACTTGATAGAAATCAATTCGTAGAAAATATAGAAGATAAAGAATTATATAATTCTATTGTTTTTAATTATGATTCAGAAGATGAAAAAGAAGAAAAAGATAAAGAAAGAAAGAAGAAAAGAAATGAAGATAATGTTTATATTGATTTTAAAGCAATGGGTTTAGATTCTACTTCTGAAGATGAGGGAATCGATGTTGATGAAATTTAATTTATTTAAATAATATTTATATTTATATAATAATTATATTTAAAAAATATTTAATTTATAATAATATATAATATATAATAATATATGTTTAGATTTATTGATAATAATAATAATATAGAAACTGAAAATAATGATTTTGATATTTTGAATTATGATGATGTTATATTAAATTTAAAAATATTATCAAAAATTAAAGAAAAAGAAAAATTAATTATATCAAATAAATTATTTAATATAGATAAACGATATTGCCAACCATTAATTAGACATATAACAGATGATAATAGAAATGATACTATTAGACATATAAATCTTATTTTATTACATTGTTTTAAATTTATAGATGATAATACATTAGAACAAGAAAAATCAGATTCTTTAATAGATGAATTAAAAAAATCTATTTCTGGATTATCTTGTTTAAAATTTACTTATAAAGATGATGAAGTAATTGGATCTAAATTAGATTTATTAATAGATAAAATAAAAGAAAGAGTTATTAAAAATAGAAATAGTTTAGTTAGTTCAAATTTTAATAATAATACCATATCAATAGAAAATTCATAATGTAACTGTTATTTTTTTAATATTTTTATTAATAATAATTTCTTTTATTTTCTTATATTTTAAGTTATTTAAACCATTATATTTATAATTATTTAAATCATCTAATATTAATTTCTTCTTATTAATATTTTCTTTTTTACTTAAATTACCTTGATGGATATGTTCATACTCATCAACTTTACCTTTATTTGGAACATAAATTATATTATTATTTTTAGCAATTCTATTATATAAAGCATCATCTTCACCACCCCAACCATAAAAATTATTTGGAAAACCATTTGATTGTATTAGCATTTTTTTTGATACTGAAGTTATACCACCAAAATAAGTAAAACCGGTATATTTACTAGTCCATACTCTTGCTATATGAAGTGGTTTATTAGGATAAGTATAATAATATTCTAATAATTCTTTATCTGGAAATAGATCTACATCATGTAATATATAATAATCTATATTTTTTGATAATTCAATTCCAATATTTAATAATTTTCCTCTATTAAATTTTTTATTATCGTTACTTTGTTCTATAATTAATATTTTAACATTTTCATTAAATATTTTAGATTTTTTAATAAACCATTTTAAATGATTTTCTCTTTCAATAAATTTATCATTTCTATATGGAATAATTATACATAAATTAACTTTTTCTACTTTACTGTCTATTTCTTTTATTTCCATTATTTTTCTTTTTTTTTTATAGTCTTTATAGTCTTTTAATATTTTTTTTAAATTCATTATATATAATTGGTATATAGAAAAAAATTGATATAATATAATATTTAGAATAATATATTGTATATAATATATAATCAAATAATAATGAGTAAAGAATGGCTAACCGAAAAGAATCAATTTCGTTATACAATTTTTCCAATTAAACATCAAGATATATGGAATATGTATAAGCAGGCAGAATCATGTTTTTGGAAAACTCAAGAATTAGATTTTTCTAAAGATTATGAACACTTTTGTAAATTAGATGAAGATGAAAAATATTTTATTAAAATGATTTTATCTTTTTTTGCTGCTTCAGATACAATAGTTAATATGAATTTACAAGAAAATTTTATTAATGAAGTAACAGTTCCTGAAGCTAAATATTTTTATGATTATCAAGCAGCTAATGAAAATGTTCATTCTGAAACTTATTCAACAATGATTGAAACATTAATTAAAGACGATGATGAAAAGATAAAATTATTTAATGCTATAGAGACTATTCCTTCCATTAAATTAAAAAAAGATTGGGCAGAAAAATGGATTAAAAATGCTAACATGTTACCATTTGCTCAACGTCTAATTGCTTTTGCTATCGTAGAAGGAGTATTTTTTAGTGGTTCTTTTTGTGCTATTTATTGGATTAAACATAAAGTATCTAAAAATAAAGAAGATTTACTACCAGCATTAACTTCATCTAATGAATTTATTGCTAGAGATGAAGGATTACATACTACATTTGCTTGTCTATTATATTCAAAAATAGTAAATCGTATGGACGAAATTATTGTTCATGAAATGTTTAAAGAAGCTATTGAAATTGAAACACACTTTATATGTGAAGCTTTACCATGTAAATTAATTGGTATGAATAGTGATAAAATGACGGAATATATTAAATATGTAGCTGATAGTCTATTAGTTAAATTAGGTTATTCAAAATTATTTAATATTAAAGAATGTCCTTTCTCATTTATGGAAGCTATTAGTATGGAAGGTAAAACTAATTTCTTTGAAAGAAGACCTACACAATATCAAAAATTTGAAGTAGATAATGATGACTTTAATTTAGAAGATGAAGGCTTTTAAAAAATATAGTATAAAAATAAATTTATTTATCTGGCTTACCTACTATAGGATATAAATATTCTTCTGCTAATTTTTCTCCTATTTCTTTTTCAACTATATCTTTATCTCTCCCTTTTTTTATTTGATTAATACTATCAATCATATAGTATAATTTACTTAAATCATCATTATTTAATATTAATTTAAATATTGTAGCATATTCATTTGCAAATATAGGAAAAATGCTTTTCATTGTTTCTTTATATTTTTCAATTGAATGTTTTTTTATAATTTGAATATTAGTAGTATCTCTTATTCTTATTATCATTTCTATATTTTTTTTTATTTGATCTATATCTTTAAAATTTTGTGACATTTATAATATATATATATATATATATATATATAATTGTTTATATGTAATCTGTTTTATATATATTCATAATTATTATATATATATTCACCATCAACATTATCATCATCATCAACATCATTAACAACAATACTATCGTCAATATCATCAATATTCATATTATCATTTTTATTTACTACATTAGTATTTACTACATTAGTATTTACTACATTAGTATTTACTACATTAGTATTTACTACATTAGTATTTACTACATCATTTACTACTACATCATTATTTACTACATCATTTACTACTACATCATTTACTACATCATTTTTTACTACATTTTTTACTACATTTTTTACTACATTTTTTACTACATTTTTTACTACATTATTTACTACATCATTTTTTACTACATTATTTATTACATCATTTATTACATCATTTACAACTACATTTTTTACTACATTATTTACTACATTATTTATTACATCATTTACTACATTATTATTTACTATATTATCATTTACTACATCATCATCCTCATTATTATCATTTATAATTTTTTCATTTGAATAAATATTATTATTTAATAAAATATTTATTTGATTTTCATTTAAATATATCCATGGTTTATGTATGCATAAAGGATTTTTATTGAAAATTGATTCAACAGAAAAATGATTAGCAGTATTATAATCTGCTATATTATATTTCTCTTTTTGAAAATTTATACAATTAAAAACATCTGCTATATTATTGTCATTAATATATTTATAGCAGATGTTTTTAATTTTTTGTTTATTTAAAATACATATTCCATTATTTCCAACATATGAATTTAAATATATTTGTTTCCATGGGGCACCAATATAATCGTATTTTAAATAATCGTCAATATTATTATTTCTTAAAATTGAATCTACTTGAAAAAATAATATCCTTTTTCCTTTTACCTTGTTCCAAAATGTATAACTTTTACATAAATATGTATGACTAAATTTATTAAATGATTCTGTATTAAGTTTGGTAATAATAATTTTTGGATATTTTTGACATAATTTTTTAACAAACTCATAATTTTTATTACCACAAAATATCTGCATTCCCCAATTTTTATTTAAAAAATATAAAATATTTTTAATAACATATTCTAAATGAATATGAATTCTGGGTTCTACTATAACAGCATAATTATCTACATTCTTAGAAATTGTTTCATTTACATTTTTAATTTTAGGTAAAGTATTTTCAATAAATTTATTCCATAATTTATTATCAAATTGTGGAATATTATCTTCTAAAATCCTATCTTTAATATATGTTATATGTTTATCTTCTTTCCATGAATGATTTAAAAGATGTTCACCATAAATACCAAATTTATGCCATGTATTAGATCCCCAGTCCCGTATTTTATAAGGATCATTATTACATCCTTTTAATATAGTAAAATTATATTTATCTTTATATAACCAAAAACTTCTATTTAAAATATCTGGACCAGTTAAAGCTAATATTTTATTATCTGTTATATTGATCTTATTTTTTGGATAATTTAATATTATATTATTAATGATGTCAATAAAAAACATATTACCTTTTTTTGATCCAAAAGCATAATTACCAATTTGATCAAGCATATGTTTTTGTTTATTATATTTAAATGAATATCTCTTAATAAAATAATCTTCGGACATTGTCCATTCCAAAGGAAAAATAATTTCGTTATTTAATAAATCATCTAATGATTTTGTAATTCTCACATCCATATCAAAATAAAATCCTCCATAATAATGAACAGCACAAAGTCTAAAAAAGTCTGTTTTCATTATAATTTTTGGAAGTTTCTTAAAAAAGTCATAATATTTCTTATATTTTTCTTCTATAAAATCTTCCATTTCTTTGTCATCAAACATATAAAATTTAAATGTGGGATTAAATCTTTTTATTAAATATAAATTTTCTTCAAAATCTGGAGGTAGATTTTTAAAAGATTTATATGTTAATATAATATTTTTAGGAATATTCATTTATATTATATATAATTATTATATATTTATATATTATATAATTTTATAATATGATATAATATTTAAAATAAAAGAAAATATTATGATATATATATATATATATATTTATACAACAGTTCAAAATAAAAGAAAATATTTAACAAGCAATATCGAGAACCTTTTTGATGATATCAATACCTAAATTCTTTTCGTAAAGAACTTTTAACACAAATTCCTTATAAAAAACCATTGCTTTTTGTGTAAGTATAATAATATTATCATCTCTATTGGCCACTTTTTGAAAAAAAGAATGATAACAAGTAAATTTGAGTTTCGTATGCGAAGTATATGATAGTTCGGCATTTATAACTGCTTTTGTTGGTTTGGCATTTCTAACTGCTTTTGTTGGTTTGACATTTCTAATAGCATCTTCTACAGCATCTTTTAGTGAAAATTTATTAATAAGAGATCTGTACACTCTTTGATAAAAATATAGGTGGCTCTCTGATGATGTATTGTTCTTTCCTCGTATAATTCTCTGCATTAATTCGTTAATGAACAGTTTCTGCATGATTTCGGTAAAAGTATTAATACCAAATGGTTTATTATATGTAGTATCCTTCGTCGATGGGAAATATATGCTTATTTCATACTTATTACCAGACCACAAGTACTTCATAAACTTTCCTTTGTACCACCTATCTATAATTACAGCCGACAGATTACATTGCACAGTGAGATTCTTAATAGTACTTTCCACAGCGTTCCTTCGTTCATCCAAAAATGTCTGAGATGGTGGTATTGTTGGTAGATTATCTAGAAGAATTATGGTAAATAACATCGCAATTTTATAAAAAACATTCCGAAACAGATAATCATTGTCATTAACCTTTCCTTCCATTGGCACCCTTTCCCATTCATCCACCTTTGGGATGTCAGATGGAATGGTAGATTTTGTTTTTGGGGGCTCATTATGATACACACTTTTGCGGGCACAACATTGAGGGTTTTCTTCCAAATATTTCTTTAACCATTCCTTTTTGTTTTCCTTCACTTGACATAATCGTTTGTAGTCCCCTGTTTTTTTTAGTCTAGTACACTCTAATAGAAATTCATCATTCATGTCGTTGAATGCTTGATTGTATTCCTTTTTTGCCTTATACATTATAACTATAATGCTGTTATGAATTTAATATAAAATATAAAATATATATATATATATAAATATAAAAATTTCAATTTTTTTATTATATATAAAGATGGTGAAAAATAAATAGATACAAAAAAGTTTTATAAAAACGATATCACTAAAATTATAAATATTTATGAAAGAATTATAATTTTATAAAAAGTTATAAAAAATTGATATTTATATAACTTAATTAAAGATATATAAAATAATAATATATAAATATATGAAAACTATTTTATTTTTAAAAACAGAAACAAATGGTTTACCAAAGGGAAGACATAAAAAGACTACTAAAGATAATTTAAATTGTTGGCCTAATATAATTTCTTTGTATTATAAAATAGGTAAATTAAATTTAGAAACAAAAAAAATAGAAATAGAATATTCAAATCATTCTATTATTAAAGGTGATTTTAAAATAAATAAATATGCTCAAAAAGTTCATCAAATTACTAATGAAACAATTAATGATGAAGGAAAAAATATTAATGAGATTTTATCTAATTTGAATGAGAATTTTAAAAAATTTAAAATTAGATTTATAGTTGGTCATAATATAATGTTTGATTATAATATATTAAATGCTGAATTCATTAGAAATGATTTAGAAATATATAATGAAAAAATACAATTAGTTGATACAATTAGTTATAATCATGATTATGGATATCTAAAATTAGAAGATTTATATGAAAAATTATATAATAAAAAATTTAAAAAATCTCATCCAAGAAAATCACTAATTAATATTATAATAAAATGTTTTGAAAAATTATATAGTTAGATTATTTAAATTTTTTGAACTAAAATATAAAAATATCTAGTTGATGTAATTTCTATTTTATTTTTATAAATATTATAAAATCCTTTATTTATTATTTTAAAATTATTTAATTTTAATAAATCTATCATTGATTCAATATTTAAATATTCACCATAATAATCATTATAAAAATCTTGATCTCTTTCAAATAATCTTGAATAAAAAAAATGTTCTAAATCTACTAAATCATTATCATGTATATCATGTATATCATGATCTGTAATTAATAAATATTTATTTTTTTTTAATATTCTATTAATATTTTTTATTAATTGTGGTTTATCAAAAACATGATGTAAAACCATAAATAAAGATACTAAATCATAAGATTCATTCTTTATTGGTAATTCTTCTCCTGTTTTTAATTCAATAAAATTAATTAATTTATTTCTTGTATCTTTTTCATAATGAAACCATTGTTTTATATCTGCTCCAAATATATTTTTTTCTTTTATACCTAATTTTTTACCAAATAAATAACTTACATTACAATTACCACAACCAATATCTATATAATTATTTATATTACTATTATTATTTTTTTGTAAAATATTCAAATAATATTGACTTTTTATTAAATTACCTTGTGTATACATATTATTACTTAATGCTTTTTTATAATTTTTTACAAATTTATTATATATGTATGTAGAAAATTCTTCATCTGTATTATACTTATTAGAATTTAATATTAATTTCATATTTTTAATATTA